CCCTCGGAAACGGTCGCTTTGCGCCCGCCGCTGGACAACACTTCACCATTCCTGCTACGGTGCAGATCAGCGAAACGACGCGCTCCGGCGCGAAGGAGGACAAGTAAACAATGGCAAAGAATGATCGGTGGGTTGCCCGTGACACCGAAGTGAGCAACCAGCCTGCTGGCCGCACGGGCGCCGAGACGCCTGTGAAAATCGGTCCCGCAGCCAAAGGTGGCCCGCGTCAGCCAAACGCTGGGCAGCGCGGCGGCGTGTTCCGTCCCGCGCGCGGCAAGGCCGCAGGGAACGCCTGATGGCGGCTCGCACAGCGACACGACGGAGGGTGAAGGCAAAGCCTCCGAAGCGGAAGCGCGCCTCGCGCAGCACCTACGATGAGGCAGCCGGGCCAAAGCGGCCCGAGGTGATGCCCATGGCAAACATGCCGATGCGCGGGCCGATGCGCCCGGGCATGATGTAGTCGGCCTTGGAGGAACGGAGGAACGACACGATGGCACTGGTTCGACACGGCAGCATGCCAAAACTCGGCACCGGCGAGCGCTTCGCCCGTTTGAAGGCCAAAATCGCAAAGCGCGGCGATGTCCGCGATCCGGGAGCGGTTGCCGCAATGGTAGGTCGCAAGAAGTACGGCGCACAGCGCTTTCAGGCCCTCTCGGTGGCCGGGCGCAAGCGCACTGGGAAGGGGAAGTAGGCATGCCGGCTCGCTCCAAAGCCCAACAACGATTTTTCGGCGTCGAGCTTGCACGACAGCGCGCGGGACAGCGCACCCGGACTGGCCTCTCGGCCGCACAGTTGGAAGAGTTTGCTTCCACTCCCCGGACGGGGCTTCCCGCGCGCGCCCGCAAGCGGTCGACGAAGCGCGAGCTGTAGCAGATGGCCGAAACAGCAGCCCAGCGTGCCAGCCGCGAGGCGCAAGAGCGCTGGCAGCGCATGGTCGATCAGCGGCGCGCCCAAGACGAGGCGCGTCGCGCCAAGCGCGAGCGAGAGCAGGCGGAAGCCGCACAGCGGGCCCGCGAGCGCAATCTCCGCGAGTCCATGAAGACGCAACAGCAATTCGAGGCGGCCGGCCAGCCGAGCGCGGCCGAACGCGAAGAGCAGCGGCGGGAGCGCGAGAAGTTTCTCAAACAATTCCCCGATGGATGGTGAACATGACACTGCGCTGGTGGCTCCTCGCATGGCTTGTCGCGATGGCCGCCGTCATCGTCACGAGCTGTGCTCCATCATGTCGCTATTCCGTTGTCGCCGTCTCCGAGCATGCCGTGCTGGTATTTGATTGCTTCTCCGGCCAATCGGGATGGGTTCCAATTCTCTCACCGGATGCCCGAGGACCGCAGCCTGATGTCGAAAGGAGTCCATTATAATGGCCGTCACCTTCATTGACAACGTGATCCGCGTCACCAGCGACGCCGCCGAGCAGCTCATCGTCATTGCCGATCCGACACAGGGTGGGTTCCCGCAACTGCGCGTCGTCGGCATCCGCTGGGTTGTCGCCAGCGCAACGAGCGGGGATAACTGTCAGATCAAAAATAACCCCAGCGGCACCGTCATCTGGGAATCCGTCGCCACCGCAACCGCGCCGTATGTCGATGAGACGGTTTTTGATGCGTCCTTCGAGCTGCGCGCCCTCAACGGTGGAGCCGGCCTGAGCGCCGTCGTCGATAGCGGCACGTTGTACTTGTATCTCGGACGCGGACTCGGTTTTTGCTAAACAGCCATGCCCTTTGTCGCTCGTGGTCCATTGCCTCGCCAAGAGCCACCTGGACCAGGCGTTGGCGGTTTTTTGAAGAGCATCGTTCAGGCTCCGGGCTCCGAGTTCGGGCCAACGCCTCTGGCTATGCCGGGGATGGTGTTCCAGAAGGTCGGCGTGCCGGCGTTGCGCGGGTTGCTCTCTCGCCAAGTCGAGAAGATCATTCCGACGGTTCGACAGAGCGGTCTCCCTCTTGCATCTGAAACCGCACAACGAGCACTCATAAAACCGATGACGAAACTCGTGCAACGAAACACGGACAAGATGTCCGCTGCACAGACCGGCAAGCCCATCACGCTCGTCGGGTTCCGTGCCGAGCCTGCGCGCGGCGGGCCTGTTCCCGGCCGAGGCACGTTCTTCTCGTCCATCCCAAGCGGTGCGCGCTCGTTCGGAGAGCGGCTCGCGAAGCAATCCGTCCGGGGCAGCATCAGGAAGACGCAGTTCGCGCGCCAAGGCGAGATCCGAGCGAAGCGGACGGACGTCATCAAGTTTACAAACCCGCTCGTGACGGCGCGAAGCCAGTTCGGGCTCGTAAGCGAAATGGTCCAAGAGGCGTCGCGGGCGCCGGGACGGCTGTCACCGTCGCTCGTGCGGAGCGGGTCGAAGCTCCTTGAGTCCCTTCGGCGCGAACGGCCCGCATCGGAAGCTGCCTTCACGAAGCTCGACAAGTGGCTCGCGCGGGCGCTCACATCGCAGGGTCACGATGGGATCATCTACCAAGCGAATGACGAAATCGTCGATCTCGCTGGCACGGTCACGAAACGAGCCGCAAAACCATGACCCTTCGCGAGAAGCGCTGTCGCTTCACTGCCCTCGTCGCTCGCCTCATCGACCATGCCATCGTCATCGGCTACGAGCCGGCTCTAGACCAAGTGAAGCGCACCGCCGCCGAGGCGGCCAGCTTCGCTGCCGCCGGCACGGGCATCGCCAACTCCGTCCATTGCGACGGTCTCGCCGTCGATCTGCTGCTCTACCGCGATGGCACGTACTTGACGAAAACCGAGGACTACGCCACCCTGGGGGCGTACTGGACGTCGCTCGATGCGCTCGCTCGGTGGGGCGGGGACTTTCAGCGAAAGGACGGCAACCATTTTTCGTTCGCCCACGGGGGGCGAGCGTAGCCGTTGGAGGTATTGTGATCATGAAATTCGACCTGTCGTTGCTGATGCCGATTCTGGTGCCCCTTGCGGGGGCGGTGGCGCCCGTGCTCACCGAGTATACGAAGAAGGCCGTTCTGGCACTAGGCAGCAAAATACCTGTCCTGGTGAAGCCGATTCTCAACGTCTTCTACGCAGCCCTCGTTGGCGGTCTCGTCACCGGAGGAGATGCGCTGGGCGCAGCGGTTGGCGGTCTCGCCGGCGTGGCGTCGAGTGTCGGCTTCTCGGTTGGCAAGTCGAGCTAGCGCGAGTCCCGAATGCCCTCGATTCGCGTCGATGTCAGCGTGCTGGTTGACAATCAGCCGGTACGTGGCTTTCCGATCAGCCGCACTCTCTCGGTTGACGAGCTGCAAGTCGCCGCTCCATACGAGAAGGCGACCGGTGCCGGCTTCGCCGATCTGCCGATTGGTGAGGTTGCTACAAAACAGTTCGTCCTGTTGCAGGCCGACAAAGCCGTGACCTATCAGTTCGCCAACGGCACCACCGGCAACGTTGCGATGAACGCCAACGGCCTCATGCTGCTGCTAGACTGCAACCACGCCACAGACATCGAAATCGAGAACACCAGCGGCTCCACCGCCAAAGTCACCGTGCAAGTCGGCGGCACCTAAGCCACGGAGGGCCTGTGCGCCGCGTCGAACGCCACACGCGCCGATTTGATCGCCTCCAGCGCACCGACGACGGCGATGCACGTCTGCGCGCCCGTCTCGACTTCGAGGTCGAGATGGCGTTGCAGTCCCGCTCGCACCTCGAACTCGCCTGGCGCGAGGCGCGTCGCCAGTACGAAGCGGTGCCACGACAGCCCTATCGCACGAAACCCATTCCGAATTCGCCAAACATCGAGATTCCGCTCGGCGCTCTCGCCTGCGACAAAATCTACGCCAACGCCATCGACGCGCTGTTCACCGCATCACCCCTGCTCATTGTCCGCGCCAACGATGCCGACTGGACGGACCACGCGAAGGCGATGCAGCGCTGGGTCAACTGGATTGCCGAAAACGAAGTGGACCTCCGCCGGGCGGTCGAAAACTCCTTCCTCGACGTGGTGCAGCTCGGAACGGGGTGCTACTACATCCCCTTCGTCGAGGAAATCAGCAAAACCGACACCCACCGCATCGTCAACCGAGGGCCGCGCATCATTTCGATGCCGCCCGAGAACCTCCTGCTCCCCGGCACCGCCCGCGACAGCGTGCATGATACGACGTGGGCCGGGTTGCGTTTCTTCTACACTCCCGTGGAAGTGCGCGACCGCGCCCGCCGCATCGCCTCGTGGAACATTTCCAAGGCCATGCCAGTGGCCGCCGTCGATATGACACGCCGACAGCGCGAAGAATTCGCCAAAACCCGCAGCTCCGCGCTCATCAACGAGCTGTTCGAGTTCATCGACGTCTACATTCGCTTCGACTACGACGGCGATGGCATCGATGAGGACCTCTCGGTGGTGTGGGATCGGTCCTCCAAATCCATTATCGCCGTCGGCTACCAGCCCACCGACCGTCGCCCAATCGAAAAGATGGTCTACCAGGTCCGCGCACACATGCCCTACGGGCTGGGTGTCATGGAAATGATGCGTCCGCTGCAAGAAGAGGCGACGGAGCTGCACAATTTCAAGATTTTGAACTCATATCTGGCCAACGTGCTCTTCTTTTTCAGCGAAATTGGCAACGGCGTCAGCGAATCACTCGAAATCTGGCCCGGAAAAGCCGTCCAAGTCAATGATATCAACAAAATCCGCGAAGTGCGCCTCGGCCAAGCCTTCCCAGGCATGGCGCTCTTCGAGGAAGCGACCATGCGCCTCGCCGAACAGCGCGTCGGCCTCCAAGGCGAGCTATCCATGCTCGCCCGAGGCGGGGCGAGGACGCCCGCAACCACCGCATTATCGCTCTTACAGCAGGTAAACCGCCGGTTTACACCGGCGTTCGACCAGATGCGCCTCGGGACGGCGGCCGCCTTGCGGCAGGCAGTGCTCCGGTACTCGGAACACGCGAAAAGCGGCGACCAACAGGTCCACAAGGAGATCACCAGCGTCATCGGCGAGTCCGATGGTGAGTTGGTCTGGGCGCTCCTGCGCCAACCCGACTTCTCGGAGGCCGTTCAGATCGAATTCACGGCCGCCTCAGCCACGGTGAGCCGCGAAACCGACCGACAGAACGCCATCCTGCTCACGCAGACCATGGATGCTGTGCATCAGCGCATTTTGGAGCTGGTTATGGTCGCCGCGAACCCCCAAACACCCGAACCGCTCCGTCGCGCAGTCACCAAGATGATCGACGCCAAAAACGAGATGTTCGACCGCCTCCTGCGCACCTTCGACCTCGTGCGCGACCCGCGCGCCTTCATCGCGGACGTTGGGCCGGACTTGGAGCAGGCGAGCGCTGAGGCCGAGGCGGCCGCACAGCAGCAACAGTTGATGAGCGCCCTCTTGGGCGGGCTTCTGCCCACACCGGAGGCCGTTCCAGGCATCGCCGCCCCGCCACCGGGGGGCCCGCCGGGCATTTGACACAACACCGGCGATTTGACGACATGATCGGAGGTCTGTATGTCATGGATGTGGGTCGATGCGCTGCAACAGCGCGATTCGATATGGCAAGAATTCAAGGACGATCTCACCGCGCTACGCCAGTTCGAGTTGGAGCGCCTCTTGACCGTTTCGCCGACGGAACGCGACGTGCAAATGGGCATCGTCAAGGGCATTCAGCGCGTCCTGCTGCGCGCGACAACCACGGAAAGGGAAGCACATGCCAGGGCTAGTCGATCCCAGCGGGAATCCAATTTCAGCAGCGAAACCAGAACCTACGAAAACTGACGCACCGAAGCCGACCTACGCCACCGCCGACGACGTGGGCGCGCTCGCCAAGCGTTTTGACGACATCAACTCCACATTACAGCGTCTCCAGGGTTTCGTTGAAGGCGCCGTTCGCACGCAGCCACAGGCTGCGCCGGCAGCCGAGCCGGAGCTGACCGACGCCGACATCAACAAGGCACTCCAGGCCGCCGACGAGGGCACCAACCCCGCCGCCGTCATCCGCGCGCTCGCCGAGAAGACCGCCGCTCGCAGCACCGCCCGCGTCGAGCAGCAGCTTCAGGCGCTCCAGGACTACGGCGTACAGAATTTCCAAACCTTCGCTGAAGCCCAGGTCCGCGCACTCCCGCACTTCAAGCGCTTCGAGAAGGAAATCCGCACCGAAATCGACAAACTCCAGCCCGCGCTGCGTGGGAGCGCGCAAGCGTGGGAGTACGCCTATCAACTGGTACGCGGCCGGCACGCCGATGAGATGGCCAACGAGGCGGCCGAAGAGGCCGTGCGCAAGGCCAAAGAGCAGTTTCCGTCGGCTGCACCGCCCGCACAGCAGGAGCCGCCGAAGCTCAAGGATGGTCGCCCTGTGCCAACCGCCCAGGACCTTGGCGGTCACGTCGCCGTCGAGGCGCTCGCCATCAAAGGCATGACCGAAGAGGACTTCGCCAAAAAGATGGGCTATGAGTCCTGGAAGGACGTCGTGGAGTGCCTGGATTTGGAAGATCCATACGATGACCGCGACTTCCGGCACGCGGGCGTCCACTCCAGTCGGAAGCCAAAGCAGGCTACCGCATAGTCGGAAATGGAAAGGACACCAATGGCAGACAAGAAATCACAGGATGTGATCTCAAGTACAGCGCCGGAAGCGCGCCCCGGTGAAGCCGAGCTTCCGTCGCCCGGGCACGAGCGCCGCGAGGAGCTGAAGCGCCGCGCCGACTCGCTCATGGCCGAGTTAGAAACCGTCATGGGTCAGTTGCAGCTCGGTGGCATCGATGCCTCGAAACTCGACGTGGACAAAATCCCGCGCGAAGTCATGGCCGCCATGGACTACGCGAATCACGAAGTCTATATCCAGGACAAGGACCCAAACTTCATCTATGCGTGGATTTACCGTGATCCATCCAACAAGTTTGGCGGCCGCGAAGTGTATCGTCTTCAGTCCCGAGGATGGGAAGTTGTCGCTGGCGAGATGAAAGAGGCGTGGAACTATCGCGCCGCCACTGGCGAGCGATGGGTCGCCGACTGCCTCCTGATGCGCTGCCGACTGGACATCTATGCCCAACTCCAGGTCCAGGACCGCGAACTGCGTCTGCACCAGCAGGGCGCCGCTGCCGCGAGCTTCTTTGACATCGCCGAGCGCCGTGGCATGAGGGCATTTGACGAAAAGACGATGCCGGACTATATGCGGAAACAGATGGAGAGCGAGGCGTCGTTCCGGCGGCAGCAACGACAACGCCGACGCCCCGCCGTTCCGACGACGCAATCCATGACGCGGGCCGCCGCACAGCAGTTGGCGATGGACAAGTTGGCACAGCAGATCAAATCCGGCACTGTCGCCGGACTCAACGTTGCAGACATAATCCGGAGGTAGCGTCGCATGGCTTTGACTGTTAATGGTGCTCGATCCCTGAAGCCTGGTCCTGGGCTCGGAACGCACAGTCATCCGTCAATCACATTCAAAGAAGCAGCCAGCCAAACTTTCAAAAAGGGTTGTCCGCTTGTCTTCACAAGCGGCGGCGCGACCGTCGAAGAGGACACCTCTGATCCGGCCGGCATCGTCGGTATCGCTGAGGAAGACGCGACTGGGACGACCAATAACCCCGTCCGTGTCGTTCCCGCCATCCCTGGTCTGCTCTTCGACGGCATCCTTGGCAACGGCGACCTCAGCGACTACACGCTGCTTGCTGCTGATGTTGGCGATGTCTACGGTCTCGTTCGTGATGGCACGAACCTCGGATGGTTCGTAGACAAACAGGATACTGCCGTTGCCACAGTGCGCGTTCGTGTCGTTGGCCTGAAGGACCCGGCCGGCACTGTCAATGGTCGTGTGTACTTCGTGTTCTTGCTCGGAACCCAGGACACGGATGACCAGATTCTCATTTCGCCGACTATGTTCACGCACGTTGCGGCTGCGTAGCCGTAAAAAAAAGGAGTTACCGTCATGCCACGGGGCGGGCCAGGCAAGCCGAGAAATAAACAGGACGCACTCGTTCGTTTCTTCTCGTTCGTTCGCAAGAACGACAACGGCTGCTGGCTCTGGATCGGTTCTACGTGGCGCAGCGGATACGCCTGTTTTTGGGAGGCCGGCCGATCATGGCGTGCTCACATGTGGGCATACCTCACATATCGTGGACCGCTTCCTGAAAATCTACAGCTCGATCACCAGTGCAATCAGCCCGCATGCGTCAATCCGTGGCATCTCCGTGCGGTGACACCGCGCGAAAACGTTCTTCGGAGCAAAACAGCTCCGACGGCTATGAACGCGAGAAAAGTTTCGTGCATCAAGGGGCATCCCTTTGATAATGACAACACGTACATAACGTCCGATGGACGGCGACAGTGCCGTCTCTGCCAGCAGCGGCGCAATGAGGAACATTGCGTTCGAAAGCTAGCAGTAACGACAGGAGGATAATACCGTGCCAGTTGGTCGAGGTCAGTTTGCCGCACTCCTCAAGCCAGACCTGTGGCGCGTCCACGTCGATACGGGTCGCCGGCGGACGCTGCAGTATCCGCAAGTCTTCAACATCAAGGACATGCCGTGGTCCATCGTCGATGATCGGCAGGTCAGCGGCCTGAGCACCTTGCAGTCCATGAGTGAAGGCGACCAGTTCCCGCTCGACGAGCCGCTCCTCGGAGGCACCAAGCAGTTCGAGGCCGAAATCTTCGGACTTGCCGTCGAAATCACCTACCCGATGTGGGTAGATGACCAGTACGGCGTCATCCGAGACATCACCGCCGAACTGACCAATTCCTCCATGAACAAGCAGGAAGTCGAAGCCTGGTCAGTGCTCAACAACGCCTTCGACTCCAGCTTCACCGGCTACGACGGCCTGTCGCTCTGCAACGCTTCGCACACCCTGCAGGGCGGCGGCACATCGGCGAACCGCCCCGCAACGGATGTGGGCTTCTCGACGCTCGCCATCCAGAACGCGCTCCTGCGCTACCACAGCATGGTCGATGAGCGTGGGTTGCCTCGGCTGATGACGCCCAGCAACGTGCTCGTCCACCAGAACAACGTCTTCCTCGCTCGCGAAGTCCTCGGCTCCGCCGGCAAGCCCTTCAGCGCAGACAACCAGCAGAACTCGCTCATCCCAGACGAGCTGCAGTGGATGGTCTGCCACTACTTCACGAACGCGACGCAGTGGTTCTTGACGGCCGCCAAGGGCACGCACGATCTCAACTTCCTCTGGCGGACGCAGCCCATCTTCGATGTGTTCGACGATCCCTGGACGAAGAACGCCGTCGCTTCCGTGTGGCAGCGCCACACCAAGGGCTTCAGTCTGTGGCGCGGCGTGGACGGCAGCAAGGCCAGCTAACCGGAGGGCGCAATGGGAGCAACGCACTTTAGCGGCCCGCTATACGTCGCGGGCATGCCGACCATCGGGTCGCCGATTGACCTGTTCACCACGGGGAACATCTTCTTTGTGGACTCCGGCACCGGTGCCAATGTCAACGACGGCAAAACGACCGATACGCCATTCGCAACCATCGACTACGCCGTCGGCCAATGTACCGCGAATAACGGTGACACCATCATCGTCTTTCCCGGCCACGTCGAAACGGTGTCGGCGGCCGCCGGTCTCGACCTGGATGTCGCCGGCATCACCATCCTCGGCGTCGGCAAAGGCAATGACCGGCCGCAGATCAACTTCACAACGGCCATCGGAGCCGACTGTGACGTGGATGCAACTGACATCACCGTGAAAAATGTTCGATTCACCGGTGGATTTGACGCGCTCACCGGCCCGCTTGATGTGAATGCAGCACGATTCCGCCTCATCGACTGCGAATACGCAGACGTGACCGGCCAGTGTACCGACTTTCTGCTCGCCGTCGATGCCGATGACATGCTCATTGACGGTCTCGTGTACAAAGGCGCGGCCGCTGCCGGAACGAATGCGGCTATCGCGTTGGATAGTAGTGACCGAGTTATCGTCCGCAACGTCATCATGGACGGCAACTTCGCTGTGGCGGGCATCGACTTTCGCACCGCCGCATCGACGGATGCACAGATTTACAACGCGCGTTTCCGCACGCGCAACGCAGCCGACATCTTCGTCAAGGATACAATCACCGCCTCAACGGGTATGGTTGGACCCAACCTGTATCTGCGGCTTCAGGACAACGCTGCAAACATCACAGAGTCCATCACTGGAGCGACGTTCGTGGTTGTCGATCCCGTCTATGTTGTGAACCTCGCCGGCGAAAAGGCCATGCTCATCAACTGGACGGAAAGCACTGACGTCTAAGCCTGACGCGGAGCATCAATGGCAAACGTTATCACCTCGAATATCGAACGGCGCGTCCTCGGCGACCGTTTCATCTCGGCGACGCCGTCGCATCCGCTGAATCAGATTCCAACTGCCGCCCTCGATCCGATTGGTTCTTTCTCAGGGTATCAATACGATGCCGACGGCTTCGTGACCTACGCCGGCCCGTCCACAGGCGAAACGGCAGCCGGCGGCTGGCTCATCGGTGAAACCGGCACATCAGTTGTTGGTATCGAAGCCGATTCCGATGGCGGCGTGCTCAAGATCGCCTCCGGTGGAGTAGACGACAACTGCACCGTCCTTCAGCGTGTCGGCGATGTCTGGAAGTACGTCGTCGGCAAGCGCCTCTGGTGCTTCGCTCGCTTCAACCTTTCGGATGCCAACCTTGGCGAGGCCGTCTTCGGACTCTTCCCGACGACTGCCGCCGCAAGCATGGACACCATCGCTGAGTTAATCGCTCTCGACGATGGCATCTTCTTTGAGAAAGCTGTTGCGGCGACTGAGTTCGACTTCCACGTTCGCAAGAACGACGTGAGCACCGAGGCGACACTCGTCTCTAGCACGTTCGCCGACGGCACCTATCGCGTCCTCGGCTTCGTGGTTGACGTTGCGGGCAACGTGAAGGCATACGACGGAACGTCGCTCGACAATCTCACTGAAGTCGCCTCCGTCACCGCTGGTGCGTCATCGCTTCCGGACGATGAGTCGTTGGCACTGACGTTCGGCATCCAGGCCGGCGAAGCTGCCGCAAAGGACATCACCGTCGATTGGTACTTCGTCTGCCAGGAGCGCTAACTGATGCCATCCATCGCCGAACGCATTGACGCACTGCGCAAGCAACACGACCAGTTGACTGCACAGCTCTCGCGCGTCAACCGCTTGCGCACGCAGACCAAAGAGCAGTTGGCGGCTGTCGCCGGGGCACTCGCCGTCCTAGATGACATCGTCGCCAGCGAGCAACCGGCTGAGCCAACTCGGCCGAACGGAAAGGCACTCGAACCGGCCCCTCCGTCCTAGCGCCATGGCCTGCGCGGCGCTTGCCGGATCGGCCGCGAGCAAGGTACACTGAGCCATGGCAACCGTTGATGACGCGGCCCGCGCCGCCCTCTCGGCCGTCGATTCCGACGCCGACTTCCTCCACGCCGTTGACTGGGCCTCCGACCGCTATCGTGAGCTGACGACGCGCAATCGCTTCCGCTCGCTCCGCGTCATCGGCGAATTGTCGCTCCCGGCGACCGTGAGCACCGGAACGGTCACAGCCACGCGCAGCTCCACTGTTGTCACAGCAAATGTCACAGCTCAAGCCGCGTGGCTCCCACTGGACCTCGCCGGGCGGTTTATCCGGATAAACCGCATCTGGTATCGCATTGCGTCAAAGGTCGTTTCCGGCACCACCGTCGAGCTGCGTCTCGAATCACCCTTCGCCGAGGCCACCCAGACCGCTGTTGCGTACAAAATCGTCCAGCGCTTTTCGCGCCTCGACCCCCGGGCGCGGCATCTCGGCTCCTTCGTATGGATGCGTTTCGGATACAAACTCGACTCATTACCGCTCCTTGAGGCAGACATCACCTACCCTGATCGCCTCTTGGTCACCGCTGGCGGCCCGCAGTTCGTCACCGAGGTCGGCGTGGACGCGGATGGCGTGCGGATGGTCGAAATCTATCCGTATGCAACGAACAACGAGCTGATCCACTACGTCTTCTATCCACACTCACCGCGCCTGCGTCCAGGCGACTCGCTGCCCGAGGCCATCGATCCCTATGTGCTCCGCGAGGGCGTGCTCATCGACATCTATCGATACGAGATGTCCAAAGCGCTGCGCGCCGGTCGTGTGGAGCAGTCAGCGGTATGGAGCAACAACGCGCGCGCCCAAGTGCAGACGTGGGAGCAGGCGATCAAGGACGCCGGCCAAGCGGACACCGGCCAGGATGATGTGAGCTTCATCATCCGCTCCGGCTCGTTCCAAACGGATCTGCGTCCGTTCATCAACAGCACGGCGTATACGGACATCTATCTGCGAGGCAATCGGCCATGATGAGCGTCCTCATCGCCATCGGCTTTCTGATCGGCGTCGTCGCTATGGCCGTGTTCGCCGTCTGGTTCGGATGCAAGCTGATCGACAACGACCGCAATGGCCGATAGCAGCGCCCTCATCACCGAGCTGAGCCGCCGACTGCGCGATCCAAACAACGAGCAGCACGCGCGCACGCTCGTTCGCGACGTTCTGTCGCAGTGTCAGCGTATCATCAACCTCTCCAAAGAAGACGCCATCTCCACCGTATCGTTCACGCCAACAGCGGAGCGCACGTTCTACCGCACCAGCGAAGTGGCCTCCGACGTGGCGAAGATCGTTGCCATTCGCCAATCCGCTCGTGATCTCTACGAAACGACCTTCGGTTCCCTCTCCACCGTCGATACGCAGTGGCTTCGTCGCACCGGCCAGCGCTACGAGGCATTCGCCCGCATCGGTGGCAGTCTCTTCGCACTGTACCCCGCACTCGCGTCACCGCTCGCCATTAGCGTTGTCTATGTCATTGTTCCAGGAAATCTGACGGATGGCGCCGGCGACGTGTCCATCTCCGATAAGCACCTGCCGCTGCTCCTAGACATGGGCGAATTGGTGCTCTCCGCGCGCGTCCGCACCTGGGAGGCCATGAGCGATGTGGTGAAGCGTGTCTCGGCCGGACTCGGTATGGCAGCCGCGCCACCAGCGGCCGCAGGAGTTGCGTAGCCCATGCCCCAGGCCGACGTTCTCTCGCTCGTCAACCTCCTGTCCACCGGCTTGCGCGACAGCACGGCGGCAACAAACTACTATACTCGAATAGTTATTGAACATGGCTCGACACGCACCTCGCTCACCGATGCGACCTACGTCGCCGGTGTCGCCAACCAGCTCACCTACAGCAAACCGACCGCCGCCATCCGCATCCTCGGCGTCTTCTACGACCAGTCCTGGCTCTACGGCGAGGACGAGCGCTCGTTGCAGCGCTTCGATCCGTTCTGGCGCGAGCTGTCTGGTGCACCAGCCGTATACAGTTTTGACGCCGAAACGTTGGACACCATCGCCGTCGTCCCGCGTCCGGCGCGCAGTGGTGCGTCCATTGGCGTGTTGACTCCATTCACCGGTTTCCCGAGCGACAACCTCACCATCGTCTACACGAACAACACGGCCGATGTGCAGCCGTGGGAGGAATTGGCCGTTGCCTGCGACATCCTCGCCCGCGAGTTCGGCCGCTGGTCTGACCACCAGGACACCAGCGCCTCAGCGACATGGCGCCAGCTCGCCGACTTCTTCTTGACTGTCACGGACAATGCCCAAAGTGCGGCTTGACAAGCTGACGCTGGACGACGTGAACCGCGTCGTCCTCTCGATCAGCACTGAAATCCAGCGCGTCTCCGAGCAGCTCGCACAACTGCGCTCCGGCGCCATCGCCTTCACCGGCGACGTAGACCTCGGTGGCTTCCGTGTCGCCAATGCCGGCATCGCGCAGTCTGACGATGACGCGCTCACACGCGGCGAGCTGCTCCAGCGCCTAGACGAGCTGGAAGACGAAGCCTCGATCTTCGAGACCTCCGCAGCCGAAGGCATCCCTGGCGGCGGCCGCCAGAAGCGATTACGCCGTCGGACATCGCGCCTCAAGGACATGATCGAGGATTATGCGACCAACCTCATCGGCGACTTGGGTTTCCCAGCCGTCGTCTATACACAAAACGACGGGAGCGGCGACGCAGAGTTAGCAACCGATACGCTCAACTTCGTCTGGACGAGCAACGAGCTGCGCATCGGCGGCGCAGCCGGCGGCGTGCGACTAGATGTCACCGGTAGCATTCGGGGCAGTTCGCAACTCATCTCAACTGTGGCAACGGGCACCGCGCCTCTCAGCGTCGCCTCAACAACCGTCATTCCAAATCTCAACCCGCAGTACGTCCAAGAAGCCGGAACCCAGCTCCTCACCTGGGGCGCCATCGCGGACACCGAGATTCTGACGCGCAGCGGCACCGCCATCGTCGGCGCTGTCGCCAGCTCCTTCATCGCTCCAGGACCGCAAGGTCCTCCTGGCGCCGACGGCGATCCGGGCGAGCCTGGCCCTCCAGGACCGGAGGGTGTGCCTGGGACACCGGGCGCCGCCGGAGCCACCGGGGCGGCAGGTCCGATGGGGTTGCAAGGACCGCCCGGCCTAGACGGCGAAGACGGCGAACCAGGCTCGCTTGGCCCTCCTGGTCCGCAGGGGGAACCGGGCGCCGTCGGCCCCACTGGCGCCGACGGTCCGATGGGGTTGCAAGGTCCTCCTGGGTTAGATGGCCTAGACGGCTTGGATGGTGAACTAGGGGAACCTGGTCCTCCCGGCCCAGTTGGTCCACAAGGAGCCACTGGAACGACAGGCGACGCCGGCCCCCAGGGATTACTCGGGCCTCCTGGCTGGGACGGAGAAGATGGTGAGCCTGGGGAACCCGGACCTCCTGGTCCTTCTGGCGCTACGGGTGCCCAAGGGCCGACGGGAGACACTGGTCCACAAGGACTACTCGGACCACCGGGTTGGGATGGCGAAGACGGAGAGCCAGGCGAGTCTGGTCCACCGGGTCTGCTAGGGCCACAGGGAGAGACCGGAGCCACTGGTGCAACTGGTTCTGTCGGCGCAACCGGTCCGCAAGGCCCTCCAGGCATGGATGGCGCCGATGGCATAGATGGTGAACTTGGTCCGCCTGGCCCTCCGGGCCTACCCGGAGCTACGGGTGCACAAGGACCAGCCGGAGATGCTGGCCCACAAGGACTCCTTGGGCCTCCTGGCTGGGACGGTGAGGACGGTGAACCGGGCGAGCCCGGACCACCAGGAATACCAGGACCGCAAGGAACGACAGGCGCCACTGGCGCCACTGGTGCTCAAGGAGACACTGGCCCACAAGGATTGATTGGACCGCCCGGATGGGACGGAGAAGACGGTGAGTCAGGAGAACCTGGCCCACCTGGTTCTGTTGGCCCCGCTGGAGCGGCCGGGGCTACGGGCGCAACCGGTTCCCAAGGGCCTGTCGGCTTGTCGGGACCGCCCGGAGACGATGGGCAGGACGGCGAGTCCGAGTTCGTGCTCGTCATGGGCGCTCCACCAGTCGCCATTGACCCGATTGCACCACTCGACTTCCCCGCCGTCGTGTTCACGCAAGACGACGGCAGTGGCAATGCGGAGTTGGCGACGGATACGGCAAACTTCGTATGGGATGATGCCAACAACGTCCTCCATGCGCTCAATGCCACCATCGGAGACGGGCTTGCTGTCGGTTCGGCTATTCCCGCACTGCCGCAGGGGGCGCCTGCTGTTGCTCGTCTCTACTACAAATCGCCTGGAACAAGCGGTTTCGATACGTTTCTTTTTGGTCAGGCGCAACAACGTGACTTTGTCGTTGTGAACGGCCTCGTTTCGAGTACTGAAGCAACCGGACACGCACCTCGTATTATTTTCTATCGCTCCGGTGGAACACTCGCGACGCCTCTTGCAACCGGCGCAACACAAATGATGGGCCGCGTTGAGGCGCGCGGACATGATGGAACGGCATGGGTTACACCGGGAGAAGGAGGACTGTACTTTGACGCTGGCGGCTCGGCGTGGTCTCCGACGAATAGAAGTTTACGTTGCCAACTTCGCGGGGTGCAGACAGGAACATTAGTCGCCGTCTCTATGCTCGCTGTCGGACCCGATGCGCTCATCTGGAATGAAAGCGGTCTCGACCTCGACGCCCGTTTCGAGGGCGACACCCTCACGCATCTCCTCTTTGTTGACGCGGGCCTCGACCGCGTGAGCATCGGCGACTCGACTCCAGACAACTTCTTCACCGTCGGCACCACCTCTCAGTTCCAAGTCGGCACCGACGGCGACCTCGACCGCATCAAGGATGTCCCCTATTCGTGGCCTGTCGCGAACGCGGCCGGCGCGCTCACGAATAACGGCTTTGGAGGTCTCACCTGGACAGCACCCGGAGCACACACACTCCTCAGCGCTACGCATACCGATACGGTTGTGCAGACCGTCTCTCGTGGATCGCTCATCTACGGTGATGTCACACCCGCATGGAATGAGCTGACCATCGGCGCCGCTAACCGCGTGCTCCGCAGCGACGGCACCGATCCATCGTGGGCGCAGGTCGCGCTGTCTACCGATGTCACCGGCACCCTCCCTGTCGGGAACGGCGGCACCGGTCTCACCTCCGGCACAAGTGGTGGCATCCTCGGTTTCACCGGCGCAACGACGCTCGCCTCCTCCGCACTCTTGACGGACAGTGTCGTGCTTGTCGGAGGTGGCGCCGGGGCAACGCCCACATCGCTCGCAGCCGGCCTCGGAACCACGACAACGCTGCTCCACGGCAATGCAGCCGGCGAGCCGACGTGGGGAGCCGTCAGTCTGACGGCTGATGTGACCGGCACATTGCCCGTTGGCAACGGCGGCACGAACGCCACGTCGTGGACCGCCGGCAGCGTGGTGTTCGCGGGTGCGGGCGGGACGGCGCTGACGCAGGATAACGCCACCTTCTTTTGGGATGACACGAGCAACGCACTCGGGATCGGCACAAATACAGTAGCGGCGACATGCCTGCATCTCCGTGCCGGAGCATCTGGCGGACTCCCATCGACATCCGGCATCATACATCTCATTCAAGCAAATGCGACGACCGGGACAAGCGCTGCGATGGGGATACTTTCCGGCAACGCCGGGAGCGCCTACATCTATTTCGGTGACACGGACGCGGCTGTACGGGGATATATACAGTATAATCACAGCAATGAGCTGTTCCTCGTGGTGAATCCGGTTGGGGCTCTACGGTTCACTTCCGGCACAGGCACCGTGGATCTAGACGGCGGAGCGCTCTACGGCAACACCATCAGCGGCGGCAACCTGCTCCTGCGCAGCACGACGCACGCGACGAAGGGTCTCGTACAGATTGGCGACGAGTTGCGCTTGCGCACCGACTTAACGTCTACCGCCGTTACGACAACCTACTACTCGCGCGCCGATATGTCACTCTCCGTCATTGGTGGTGGTGGCCTTCGGAATGTCGTTGCCCTCGGCGTGACGGGTACAATGTCGCAAGACGTATCTCCTATCGCGACCGTTCATGCACTGTTTCAAGTCGGTTCTCCGCTCGGTGGAGCGGATCTGTTCACCTACAAGAACGGATCCGGTATCGCCACCCTCGCGTCGTTCGTTGCTCTGTATAACAGAGGACGTTTCCTCGCCGACACAACGAACGTCACTGCGGCGACACTCTACCCAGGAATGTGGATCAATCCAACGTTCGCGCTCACGGGTGGGGCGACGGCGTTCACCGCGGAATACAACGCTTTCACAGACGCGCCGTCGGGAGTCGCTGGCCTCACCCTGACGCTTCGCCGTGGTGTATGGCTCCAGAATCTCCTGAGCGGCGGCGCGCAGACGACTTTTGTCGGCGTAGATATCGACAATCAAGCGAGTGCAACGACTTCGCTCTCGCTACGCTCCGCCGGTGCCGCCGCCTCGATGCGTCACGCCGGCCCCGCCGTCTTTGGTGCGAACGCCGCACCCGGTGGCACGTCGCGTCTCAACGCCTATCAGCCGACGCTTGGGAACGAAGTTCTCCGCATCGAATCAACGGCAACAAATGATGATCCCGTCGTGACAACGCGACAGGGCCGCGTCACAACAACGAACAACACACAAACGACGCTCATGTCGATAGCACTCACCGCAAGTAAGACCACATGGATCGACGCACGGGTGATCGGCCGACGAACAGGAGGGGCAGCCGGGAACCCGGAGGACGGGATAGCGTGGAACGTACACGGTGCGTACAAGATGGTCGGAGGTGTCGCGACGGCACTGGCGGCCGGGACACCGACGAATATGTTTACGACGGCGGACTCATTGCTCTATAACGTTACTCTACAGCCATCTGGCGCTGACGCGAACGTCAACGTTCGCGTGACTGGAGATACCAACGTGAATATGACGTGGCACGCAACGTGCTGGATCAGCGAGGTAGGAACATAACCAATGGCGCTCTCAACACTCACTCCCACACAACGCCAACGTCTCGCCACGCTGCTCGCCAGCGACATCGCTGCGCGCACCGCCTCGACGTGGCTTGAAGACGCGGCGCGGTTCTTCATCACCCTCCTCCTCAAGTCGCGCGCCGACCAGATCGCCTACTTTCGCGGCCTCGTCGCCGCCGCCCGCGCCCTCGACACTAACCGACAGCTCGCCGTCTCCACCGAGCGCACCGCCGAGGACACGCGCCTCGCAGCGGACATCTCCGATTTGGACGTCCTCGACACGGAGTTGTCTACCTGAACACAGACGTAGTATAGTAACCGCACAAAAGGAGGTTCAGTATCCATGGCATCGATCATCAAACGGCTCCACGGTCCCGCCCAAGTCTCGAATGCGGCGGCCACCAAGTACACCGCCCCGGCGGCCACCAAGGCGCGCATCCGGCATGTCCACATCTCGAATCCGAGCGCGTCTGCCGTCACCTTCACACTGTCCATCGGGGCGGACGCCGTAGCGCTCCGTCTGTACGATGCGTACAGCGTGCCGGCAAACACCGACACGGCAACGCGCGGTGTCATCGACCATTACTGGGATGTGGCACTGGAACCAGCCGAAATCGTCCAGGCGTTCGCGGGGACGAACAACATCCTCACGCTGACCATCGGCGGCGAAGAGCGGCCTCTCGGCTAACGCCACCGCGCAATCGCACGCGATGGCCCGCGTCCGCTGGACCAACTTCTCGGGCGGTCTCTGGTTGACGGGGCCGCCCGAGGACAACCCGGACGGCACGTTGCGCCGTGCCACCGGCGTCGCTCCGCTGCGCAGCATCGCCCTCCGCTCCCGTTCCGGGACACTCCAGTATTTCGCGCTCAACGCCCACTCCATGACGCGGTTCAACGATGAGTACGTCATGGGCGTGGGCACCTCACTCTACAAGAGCGCGAGCCGCGCCATCGGCTCCGAGGCGCTCATCCCAGCACCAGCCACCGGCGGGCCTGCGGCTCTCGATGGCACGCAGTTAACCTTCGTCCAGATGTCCCCGACAGCCGGCAAGGCCGACCAGCTCTTCATCGCCGGCGGTGGCACCTTGCAAAAGCTGGACCCTTCCTTCGGCGACGGCGCGCCCACCGGCCCGACGCACTGGGGCATTGAGCCGCCGGACTACACCAACGGCGCCGGCGCGAACATGAGCGCCGCCCTCGCCGCTCAGGGAGCGGTGGTCATTGACAATCTGGATTCGATCAGCGACGCAACCGCGTGGGCCAAAGGCGGCGACAGCGAAGACTACACGCTCACCGATCCGGGCGACGCGGGCCGTAGGATCGAAGGCGTTCGCTCCATGCGCTTCGTGATGACCAAAAACAAATCGGTCAACGCCGTTCGCGTCGGCATTTCGCCTGTGCTCGATCTGACCAACATCGGCACAGGCGCCGGCACCTCGCCCATCGACGATTACATCACGTTCGCGCTCCGCACCAACCGACCAAAGCACATCCAGTCCATCGAAATCACCTTCGACGTGGACTCGGCACCAGCAACAAACTTCGAGGGCAAAGGCTTCTCTCGTGAGCTGAAAGTCCAGGTCGTCCGGCGAGAGCAAAAGCGCTTTCTGGTCGGCGCCGGTGACATCATCAAGAAAAAAGATCAGCGGCAATTTCTTCGTGACAAAAAACCGTTACCTGCTGATCGTTCTATGGCCGAATTTCTCACCGAGGACACCATCGCCGTCGTGCGCCGTCGCTGGACCAGTGTCACCATTCCGAAGGCGTCTTTCGAGCGCCACGCCGGCGCGACCGATGCCGACTGGGCTACCGTCCGTGGCATCCGGTTCGCCGTAGAAACCAACAAACTAGGCGGCGCCAACGTTAACTTCGATATTCTGCGCCTTGTTGGCGGCGTGGGCATGCAGGGCGACTACCAGTATCACGTCACTTTCCGGAACACCGCCACGGGCAGCGAGTCCAATCCCGACCTCACGACGGGGCCACTCAAAGTCTCGAACGTCGAGCGCCAAGGCGTGACGCTGAGCGCTGTGCCCACCGCACCGATCAGCGGCACCAAGGACCCGCAGGTGGATCAGCGCCGCATCTGGCGGACGCTCGGGA